GAGAGGTGTGTATTGGATCGAATACTCTCCAGCTTTGAGATCATCGGTCGTCCAAAACTGGCCGTTAGTGTTCATCTGCTCGCCTTGCACGTAACGACCTGACACCCAGACGAAAGCCGGGTTGAGGCGTTTCCCCTTCAAAGCAAAGGCAAGCTCACGCGGGAGGTCTTCGGGGTCTGAGATGATCCGCGCCACGGCGTTGAGGTAGACCTTGTTGTTTCGTTCGAAGACAAACGCTTCTGACACTGTTACTCCTTCGTACGAAGGTTACCCGGTCTCTGTCGATGGACCGGGGTTCTCAGGCGGCCTACCGCCTCGTCGGCCCGCACCACCGGGAGTGGTCTGATTGTCGGGTGAGTTGAATGGGACATTGACCGGAGCGAAGATCTCGTCGTCCTCTGCTCCCTCGGGAGTGTCCTTCTCTGCCTCCCGGCGCTGACGCTCCAGGGCGAGGTCGAAACCGAACTCTTCGAGAATCGTTTCGCGTGACAGGTCACCACGATCTCGGATCTCCTGAAAGACAGTGGCCACCTGCGAGTCGAAAAGGAGGTCCACGCGCCGTGGTGCGTATTCGAGTGACGCTGGCTCATCGAGGTCCGCCTCGTTACGGTCGCGGGTGGCATCTATGACGGCTGCCTCCATGTCCCGCTTGAGCATATGACGGCGGTTCTCGATCCCAAGGGATACCACCTTGGCCAGGGTTATCTGATTCTCCTTGTTGCCGGTGTCTGATGGTGGCGCGATGCTTCCCCACAGTCGGAGTCTGATCCGGTCGTCGAGCACAGACCATTTCTCTCCGTCCATGATGTGCTCAAGGTCTGGGGTGATGATTTCAATTTCGAGCCGATGGTCTGAGACAATGACCGACGATTTGGATTGTGAGCGCATCTGTTCTGCTACGAGCGTCACCTCCGATGCCTTCTTCACTGGGAGCGCGTCGGTGCCTTTCTTGACAAGAACGATGAAGTTGATTCCCCCAAGAAGGAATGCCCGATCCATCTCTCTTAGCTGATGTTTCATGTCGAGCAACGAAAATATCGCCTTCATCCGTACTCGCGCCCAACGTTCATACGTTGCTTTGGTGAGGGTGCCCGCCCAGACGTTGACTGGGTTGAGCAGCCAGAGACGGTCAACAGGGATGTCTTCGCTTTGCAGCTTTTGAGCTTCAGATGCTGAAGGCTTGTATGGTCCGAGGAAGATCTGTTTGACAAGCTGATCATCTAGGACACGATCCTCTTTCACCTTCCTGAAAAGGGCCTGTTCTCCTTCGTCTGCTATCCACGCCAACTGTCGATCCCCGAACAGGGTCGCCCCAACCGGCACGATACGTGTCGGATCGAGCACACCGAGAGCCATCGGGACGACAAGGTCAAAGGCTTTGCGTCGTTTCCGCTGCTCCCCGCTTCCACGAACCCGGTATGTCTTACGCCCCCACCACATCACTCCGTAGTATTGGGATGACTTGAAGAGTTCCCGCCACGCCATGCGGAGGAAAGCATCAAGGTTCAAGTCTTTGGCAATCTGGTTCCACACGTCACGTTGGTCTGGGTCCTGGCATTGCATGGACATTTTCTTGAAGGCCATAGCTTCGGAGGTGTCATAAACACCACCTACCACGTCGTCGTCCATGGCGTCTTCGGCCATGGCCATCTGCTCAAAGATCTTGCCGGGTGTGACAAACTTGTCTCTGGCGAAAATGCTGCGATCACGTCGCCCGCCCCTACGTGTGTCCTCGGCCCAGGAGGCAAGAGCACGTTTCACTGGCTCAACCCATGCAGCCCCTTCGTAGAGGTTGAGCAGCCCGGAGTCGATGGACGTTTCGACAATGTCGGGGTCTACCTCGGATGCGACTATCACACCGCCTTGGCTGGTCGCTTCGAATGCGTGTTCGTCACTCATCGACTCAACTCGGCGTCTTGTCGGCGGATTTCAACTAGACGGCTTGCCGCCCTGTAGGTGAATTCGATGAGTTCCATGACTTTGGTCAGTTGCTGGGTCCGCACCCATCGCATGTGGCGGCTTCCCCCTTCGACACGGACCATGCGGACATGTAGTTCTGTGCATCGGGCCATCAGCGCTGCACAGGTTTGGATCACTTCGTCGGGTAGTTCGAGCGTGAGACCCTGCATGTCCGAGATCATGGCGTCCAGTTCATCTTCCAGGTCTGGAACATCGGGCAATCCGAGCACTGCCGGTGTGACCCGTTCAGATGGAGCGATATGGGGACCGTCCGATCCAACCCTAACCTTCATGCGAACGATGCTAGCCCCACCTAAGCGAAGACAACGCCTATTGGTTCGGACTCTTCTGTCATTTCCTGGACCTTACGGAAGGCAGTCATCTCCTTGGCGAGAACAGCCATACCCCCCGCATCGAGAGTGTGGAATGCGCCCTGAGCAAACCGTCTTTTACCGTACGCATCCCGCGTGGTGACCGTCTCGCGTATCCAGGTCTGGCCATTCCATTCTCCCAACAGTTCGGTATCGAACGGCAGAATGAGCCGCCGTCCATCCACATATGTTCGAAGTAGGTCGTATGCGTGTTCTTGGGCGACTCGTTTGATCTCATGATCCTCTGGCCTCTCGCCCTCGTCGTAGTCCTCATGTCCGACGACGAGCTTCTCATTGAAGGCATACCCGTCGATGAGCGACATGAGATCAGGGTTCTCGTCTTGGAGATCTTGGTAGACGGGGTGCCCAAGACCCGTCCGGTCGATAGCGAATTTGCGTGGCTTGTAGAAGTGCATCAGGTGGACGACAACTCGTCTCTGGTCGGAGGCACGGATACGACGCAAGTTGACCCTGGTCAGAAGTCGGAGGGCAACTCGGGTCTCCAAGTTTTTGAGCTTGAGGTTCTCCTCCCCGAAGATAAGAATCTCGGAGGGGTGGTTGGTGAGTCCCACGTCCATCCCCATCCAGAAGATCTTCCAGTCCTGGGTGTGAATGCGTGGCGGGTCGATCAGGTCGAGAATGTCGCGTCCGGCGATCATCTCGTCGTTGATGCGTCTCTTGTAGTAGAGGTCCTGGTTATAGGTGGAGCCTTCGTTGTCGTCGACGCAGGCCATCAGCCGGTGGAGGACGAACAGTGGATTGGTGGCGTCACCATGCAGGCCAAGGATGTTGCGTAGATAGTCGGGTGAGTCACGCCCGCCATAGAGCTTGATCTTGTCATCTCGTTCCGCATCCGACCAGTCTGTGCGGTGGACAGCCGTGATCCTCTCAACCTCCCACCCTGATCCCGGCGAGGACACCTTCTGGAATTGGCCTCCAATCCCTTTGGACACGCCATGTGCCCGCCATTGGGCTTGCTCCTGGCCATAACGGAGGGTCTCGATGAGTTCTGTCCAACCGGGTTCGGGATAGTCTTGAGCTTCATCCATCTCCAACCGCAGAGGGTGGAGACCTTTGACCCCTTTGCCGTCCTTCTGGGGGATACGTCCAAGCAGTTTCGTCCCGTTGACAAAGTTGACCTGGAACGGCCGGTGGGTGAACCCCCGTCCCACCCCTCCAGGTAGGAGTTCTCTGGTCAGTCTGATTTCTTTGATCTTGTCTTCGACTCTGGAGGTGAGCGGGTTGAGGTGGATTAGTTCGGGTGCGGTAAGCACCATCTCGAAGCCGGGGAACTGGATGGCGAAAGCCCAAGCTCGGAGGATGATCGAATGTGTTTTCCCAACCGCCCTGGCACAGGCGTCGATGAAAAGACGTGAAGCTTTGCGCCACCACGGCACTTGATATTCCCACGCGCGGAAAAGGTTCTCCTCGTTTTCAGCGGTCGGGTCCTCCCAGAGGAACTCGGCCAAGTCGATCCCAGAATGGTCCTGGATGAGAGCGAGGAGATAGCACTCTTCCTCAGTGAGGGCAACACTTGCTACAGCCATTCGGTACGAAGATAGCTTCGTACGAACGAGTCAGCGGCACTATCGGTGTATAAGCAACGCCAAGACGTATCCGCAGACGAAACCCAACCCGCCCATCAGCATGATGAACACTGGCGGGGAGACTTCGATCATGAGACCTCCTTTATCCACAGTTTTTGATTCTTTCTGAAGGCCGCATCGATCTCTTCGAACTCGGGTTTGGCCACCTCGACGCACCAACGAAGGATTTCTTCAGCGCTGACTTTCAGGTGAGCCTGCTCCTCCTCGTCGCTTCTCTCCCACAACCCGACCTGGGTGAACAACTCGTGGAGAAGGTCGATGGCTTTTGTGATCTGGCTGTCGCGATGAACCCCGAACTCCTTGCCTCTCCGTAGAAGGTTTTGGAGATAGTCGGCCGTCGATTGCTGTTCTGAGTCTTGGCGGTGAGCGCGATTGAGACCCATGTTCTCTTTGAGGATGCGGGTCTCGCGGTCCAGTTCGTTCTTCTGTTTCTTGACCTTGTCTGCCATCTCCTCGATAGAGCGCCCGTCGTAGTCGGCCTCTCGGACTAGCCAGCTTCCCCACCGGAATGCGAGGGTCTCCCCGACGAGAACCTTGTCGATGTCCTGGAGGTCGGAGATGTTGTCGAACCTGAACTGCTCCAAGTATTTGGTTCGGGCCTTGTTCCAGTATTGGCGTTCAGCCTCGTCGATCACTTCGAATACGGCCCCTGATGCTCCAACGACGTTGATTGTGCTCACCCGTACACCCTTCCCGGCATGGCCTCCAGTTTGGGTTGGCCGTCATCCCACCTGTGGCCAGCATCCATAAAGGTCACATCCACAATGTCAAAGCTCGCTTCCACCCAGGCGTCACGGGATGACCACATCCAGTCGGGAACGGTCTGGACGGGGCTGACCCAATGGACACCCTGTTTGGCGCTAGCTGCTACCGGGAGGCGGGCTGGCCGGTAACGACCATCTACCCGATAGAAGTCGAGGTCCCATTGGAAATACCTCATGGCGGTGATCACCTTGCCAGGGTTGAATTCGATGGAGGTTCGTACTGCGTCGGCGTCGCTGACCCTGTACCCGACTTCTAAGAACATGATGACCACATCTGCGGGATATTCACGTGTGGGCCATACCGACCTGTAGGCGAGAGAGCGATCCCGCGGCGAAGTCATAGAGACGGGAATGGCATGTACGAAACTCGACATCGCCGCGAAGGCGCGGGATGGGGTCGACCGGCCTGCCTGTATGACATGTACCTCGTCGGCGTAACGGTATGCATCCTCAACTGCCTCTCCTGCCAAAACTTCCTCATCGGGAAGCACAACAATCGATACGAGGATGCGCCGTTTAGTCCTTTTCAACGTTGACCCCATCGAGCAGTTGGTCCACTCGGGCACGGGCATTGTCGATTGTCGTGGTCAGCGGTGAGTAGGACGGATCTGCCAGATGAAGCGCCGCGTTCATTTCGTTGAGTCGTTTCAGATACAGGTGGCCTTTGTCGAGGGCATGTTTGATCTTCTCCAGATCAGAACGATGAACCCGCACGTACTCACTTACCATCGCCAACCCCCTTTCGTCCGTTGGACAGCCGGTCTGAAAGCATCAGCATTTTCAGTTGAATGCGGCGGAAATCCTCTTCGACGCTCCTGTAGATTTCTTCGGCGGTCATATACCGGCGCAGCAGCGCTTCAGTAGAAGCAGCCTTCCGGTCACTCCTAATCAGTTCATCCAAAGAATCGAGTTCTGCTTCGAATGTTTTCAACATGATCTCAGTGACTGCCGCTGCCTGAAATGATTGGGTGTTCGCGAGGAATGGGTCATATGTGTTGGTCCTGCCCCGTCTAGCTGTCACTCGCATCAATGATCCTCAGTCGTTTGATCGCGTTGATACCCGATTCGGTAGGGCGAATCATCCGATGTCTGTAGATTGTCCGTTCCACATAGCCATCCTCAACAAGCGAGTCGATGTGGTATTGGATGCTAGAACGTGGACCAAGACCAACCGCAACAGCCATCTCTTCTCTGGTCGGAGCGGAGCGATGGCTCTCCATATACCCGACGAGGAACTCAAGAACACGTAACCTGGTTTCAGACACCTTCCCACTCATGCCCACCAACACTAACCTCTTTCGTACAAATGTTCAAGACATCCTGCCTGCTGATGTCCTGGAATGGGCGTACGAACAAATGGCAACCGCGCCGCAGAGAATGTCCCAACTCACCCGCGAGGACTACTACTCGATCCTGGCCGACCTATACCGAAAGTTGAATCCGCCTATCGCCGGACCCCTACTCCGAACCGTGCGTGAATCGGACCCGAGTATCGAATGGCTGGACAAGGCGATCGTCTTCAACCAGGCGCTGCTTCGAGCCGAAAAACACCACCTATCGCCACGGCAAGGTTGACCCCAGCCGCAGTCAGTTTCATATCCAGGATCTCCAACTGTTGCTGCATGTGGGTAAATGAGCATGTGATACAGGCCATCTCGCCAAGAGCTTCGGATAGCAATCTTCCGCAGAATCGGCACCAGAAACGGGGTGAACCCTCCGGCGTCAAGGACGCCTGCGGTTCCCCCTCGACCCCCTCCCCCCTCGCTTCGCTCGCATCTGCTGGACTGAAGGAGACTCTGAAATCGGGACCAGTCATGGTGATGCGTTGAATGTTCACGGTGCACTTACGGCTGTGAATGCCTGATGAGAATGAGACAGATGGATCGTGCCCGCGTCCAAGGCCCAACCATATCCATGCACGGAAGTCCGGGTATGACTCGCCCCTGACACCTCTGCGCCAACTTCGATGTGCAACTGCATGAGGTTGTCAGTCAGGTCCGCCGCCAGGCACTTCTTGTTCGAACAGACCATCCGATCGGTAAGACCGTAGTTCCCGCAGTACCGACACCACACCTGACCAGACATACCGATTCAGTTTACCAC